AAAATGTGATCCCGACCCTTCTAACTGGCACTACTTGTCTTTTAGTGCGGAAGAACTTGGCGAGTATGACGCCGCTTTAACATTCTGGCAGACGCACGAAACAGACCTAGAAACAGGCGAACAGGTTGAGCTTGAAGAAAAAGAAGCCGAGGGCATCAATTTAAACGCTATCTGTGCTGTGCTACACGCTACTAATATCTATCAAGATAAGAAGCTAAAAGAGCTTGAACAGCGTTTAATCGATTTGGAGTCAAACAATGAGCCTATCGAGTGATTTTCAAAAACTATCAGTTGCAGGCTTAGTTACCCTTTACGAACTTGACGCAACTCAATTGGGCGGTGACATTTACCGTTGGCATGGTCACATAAGTCATCAAGACTGGGTGTATATTTTTGAGCATGCAAGCAAAAATCAGTATGCCGATAAAAACAAATATACAAAGCCAATAGGAAAAGACGAAGTTCTTAAAAGAAATATAATCTGGCAGGGCAAGACGTTTACTCCAATGCCTATTAGCACCGATGGTCTTGAAGTGCGCGGGGATAGTAGGCCGTCATCCCCATCACTAGCTGTTGCCAACATGATTGACGGCCAAGCTGGGGCAATAGGCATACTATGCGCTTACTTTAACGACTTTGTTGGAGCCAAACTCAAGGTAATCCGCGTGCTCGCTAAATATCTTGATGCTGCCAATTTTGCGGACGGCAACGCCTCAGCTGACTCGACCCAGTTTAGTTTTCAGGACTGGGAAATCAATAAGAAGTTGCGCGAGTCGCTTAGCGAGAAATCAAGCGAAGTTGTCTTTGAGTTGAGCACACCGCTTACTGCGCAAAATCAAAAAATACCAGCTCGAACCATCACAAAGTACTGTGATTGGTGCGTCAAAGGTAAATACCGAGGTGAGTCGTGCGGCTATACGGGCGCGGCTATGTTTACTGAAGACGGTAAGCCTACAAACAACCCCGCGCTTGATAAGTGCGGTGGCCTTATTAAAGACTGTAAGCTCAGATTTGGTGAAAATCAGCCGCTCAGACATGGCGGGTTCGCATCATCTCGCATCAGCTAAGGTGGATCATGAAACTGACTAAAAAAGCAAAAGACGCAATCATTGAGCATGCCAAACAATGCTACCCGCGCGAATGCTGTGGCCTTATCATTAATCGTCAGTATGTACCATGCAACAATATTGCTAATCGTTCAGAGGACTTTGTGATTGACCCGCGTGATTTGGTAAAAGCGGAAGCGCTGGGTAAAGTGCAAGCGATTGTACACAGTCATCCAGACGGCACTTGTCAGCCTTCTTTAGTTGATAATCAAAACATTGGTAAACACGGCGTTCCGTGGGTCATTGCGGCCTACCCTGAAATTGAGTTTGGCATCTATTACGAGGGTATTAAACAGCCACTAATCAATCGCCAGTATGTTCATGGCGAGTTAGATTGCTTTACTATCATCAAAGATTATTATGAGCGCGAGCTTGATATTAAGCTTGATGATTTTGAGAGGGTCGATAGATGGTGGGAAACGGCAGAGTCCAGTCTGTATCTTGATAACTATAAATCACAAGGGTTTGTACAAGTGGAGGATTTACAGCGTCACGACATTATCTTATGTGCTGTGCAGCCCACCAAGCAAGTAAACCACGCTTTAATATACTTGGGTGATGACGGCAGTCTAAAATCAGAAGATACAGAACCTTGCATTGGTGATCATATCATTTTGCATCATCCTTACAATAGACGTTCGAAGCGAGAAATTTATGGTAATGCCTGGCAAGGTCGTACAGCCTTAATTATTAGACATAAATCTTTAATTGGCGGGTATAACAATGCTCAAGAAGATTGAATTACATGGCGTATTGGCCGAAAAGTTTGGTAAGTTTTTCGAACTTGATGTAGCCTCTCCCCGTGAAGCTTGTGAAGCCTTAAGCTACCAACTACCAGGCTTTAGAAAGTTTATGAAGACCGCTCATGATAGCGGTCTTTTTTTTGCTGTGTATAACGATGACAACAATATCGGGCCTGAAGAGATTGAGCAGCAAACAGGGGCATCTGTCATTCGCATCGTCCCCAAGATTATCGGCTCAGGCGGTGACTCATTGGGGATTTTGCAAGTGGTGGCAGGCATAGCACTTATTGGGCTAAGTTTTACGCCATTTGGTGCGCCATTTGCACCCGCATTACTGGGTACAGGTGCAGGGCTATTGTTAGGCGGTGCAGCAACATTATTAATGCCCACACCAAAAATCGACCCGCGAGACCCTAGCGAGAATAAGCCAAATTACGGCTATGGCGGAGCAGTCACAAGCGTTAAATCTGGTAACTGCGTACCATTGCAATATGGCAGGGGACGCATTGGCGCGCATCTACTAGGCGGTATGAGTGTAAGTGAGGACACATAATGCAATTAATCTATGGCTCTAAAGCCGGACAAAAAAAGCCCCATACCCCGCGTATATCTGACGATACTGTTGCGTCTATTACTAAGATCACTGCTCTTTATTTGCTAGGCGAAGGTGAAATCCGTGGTTTAGTTAACGGCTCAAAAAGCATCTACTTTGAAGACACTCCACTTGAAGATGAGAACGGCCATCGTAACTTTGAAAACGTAGAATGGGAAATTAGACACGGTACTGTTGATCAAACTCATATACCTGGTGTACCTAGTGCCAGTACTGAGCAAATAATTAACACTGAACTGCGTAGCGGTACACCTTGGACACGCTTAATCAGTGACACCGAGCTATCTAGTATCAACGTCAATGTGTCGTGGCCACGCCTAAGCAAAATGGAAGATAACGGCGATGTGAATGGCGTAACTGTAGACTACGCTATCGACGTACGTACAGATGGTGGCGCTTGGGTGACTATGGTCAGTAAATCACTTACTGCAAAGACATCTGGCCGTTATCAACGTACTCACAATATTCCGCTACCGGACGCTAATAACAATTGGCAGGTACGTGTCCGTAAAATCACAGAAGATGGTGATAACGAGCGTCTATTTAATCAGATGCAGATTGATAGCATTGCTGAGATTATTGACGCTAAATTATGCTATCCACACTCCGCTGTTATCAAACTGACTTGGGACTCCCGTGCATTTGGCAACACTCCAAAAGTATCGTTTGAGACATATGGTCGTTATGTCAAGGTGCCTGTTAATTATGATGCAGAGACCCGCAAGAGCACTGGTATTTGGACTGGCGAATTCAAAGAAGCTTTTACAACCAATCCAGCTTGGATTTACTATGACCTAATCACAAATGATAGATATGGCCTAGGCAACAAATTAAAGCCATATATGATCCATAAATGGGCCATTGAGCATATCGCAAAAATCTGTGATGTCATGGTTGATGATGGCAAAGGTGGGCTAGAGCCTCGCTATACCTGTAACTTATATCTACAGACGGCTGAAACAGCTTTTGATGTACTACAACATATTGCCGGTATTTTCCGCGGCATGGCATTTTGGAATGGGTCACAAATCATATTAGACGCAGATACCTATAAAGACTGTGATTATGTGGTTACCCGAGCCAACGTTATAAATGGCGATTTTGTAAAAACTGGTACAGCTGCAAATGAACGTCACACTATCGCAAAAGTCGGGTACTCGAACCCAGATAATAACTACGAAGTCGACTATGTGTTTGTACGTAACGAGCGAGCTATCGCTGAGATTGGCATCAACATACTTGATTTATCAGCTATCGCTTGTACTAGCGAGGGTGAAGCGTATCGCTTTGGCTTAGCCGCTTTATTAACTGAGCAGAATCGAACACAAACCGTATCATTTACCATGGGTTTAGATGGTGCATTACCAAGTGTGGGTGACCGTATTGATATTCCGGACATCATGTTCACTGGCCACAATACTGGTGGCCGTATATCTGGTGTTAATAAAGATCGTACTGTCATTACTGTTGACAGAGACAATGTGCCAGTAGCGGCAGGTGACAAGTTGGTTGTTAACTTAGAATCTGGCAAAGCACAAACTCGCGAGATATTAAGCATCAATGGCCGAGAAATCACTGTCAGCAAGCCATTTGATGCGGTATCAAGCGAGAACGTGTGGGCAGTCAGTGGTGATGAACTGCCAACTATGTCATTTATTGTGCTATCAGTACGTGCAAACGAGGACGGCACACAGTATAGCTACACAGCACTGCAATACGATGCAACTCTGCAGCAGCAGATTGATAATGGCACTATTATTGAGAATAAGCCGCCTTTGCCACCGCTTATGTCAATGATCATTGATGCCCCACAGTCAATAACTGTGTCTACTCGTCATCGCATTGAGCAAGCACAGACCATTACTACGCTTGTGATAACTTGGGAGCAAGTAAAAGATGCTGTTGCGTATGACGTGGAGTGGCGTAAAGATGATGGTGGTTGGATGCCACTGCCACGCACAGGTAATATTTCAGTGGAAGTTGATGGCGTGTACAGTGGCAATTATATTGCTCGCGTGCGTGCTGTCAGTGCGTTTGATGCTGTTTCAAAGCCTATCACATCTACTCTAACAAAAGTTGAGGGCAAGGCTGGTAAGCCGCCCAGTTTATTGTCACTAAAAGCCACCGGTGCGCTATTTGGGATGGAATTAACTTGGAGTTTTGCACCAGGCTCAGGTGATGCTGCTTACACTGAAATACAAGTTGCATCTGCCCCAGATACTAATGTGGCTCTACTTGGACAGTATAGCTACCCTACTAACAACGCCAAGCTTAACGGGTTACAAAACGGACTGGTGCAGTATTACCGTGGCCGTATTGTCGATAAACTGGGATTTAAGGGTGACTGGAGTGGCTGGGTCAAAGGCGAAGTGCTTAATGACTCAAGCCAAGTGCTAGATTTAATTGCCGGTGATATTGAGCAGTCGCATCTCAATCAAGCGCTAGGTCAAAAAATAGACAAGATTGATGTTATCAATCAAGACCTGTCTCAGGAAGTGATTGACAGAACAGAGGCTATCAATCAAACAAAGCAGTTGATTGAAAGTGAAACGAGTGAGCGTATTGATGCGATAAATGAGCAAGCAAGGTTAACGCAGGCTGAGCGTGAGGCACGCATCGAAGCAATACAGCAGTCGGCACAAAAGCAGCAGCAAGCGCTACAGCAGGCAGCTGAGGGTTTGAGTCAAAATATAACACAGGTTAATAATCAAATAGATGCTGAGCAGCAAGCTCGTATAAATGCAGTTGCAAGCTTGCAGTCTGGTGTAAACACAGAGCGCCAACAAAGACAAGACGCCGACTCGTCATTAAGTAGCCGCATTGATAGTGTGGTGACAAAGTCTAATGACAACACAGCTGCAATAGCGGCTGAAGTAACTGCACGTACTAGCCAAGATGAGGCGTTAGCATCACAAGTCAGCACAACACTTGCTAAAGTAAACGACAACACATCAGCAATATCTACAGAGCAAACTGCTAGAGCAAACGCTGATAGTGCTATTACTCGTAGGGTTGATAGTGTTGTTGCGAAAGCTGATAACAATACTGCAGCGATACAAGCTGAAGCACAAACGCGTCTTGAAAATGACACAGCGTTGAGCAGTCAGATAAATACTGTATCGAGTACTGTTGATGTTAACAAAGCTCAAGTACAGTCGCAAATACAGACGTTAACGGATAAAGATACTGCTCAAACATCACAGCTTAACTATTTATCGTCTGAGATAGATTTAAGATATACTGATAAAAATCGCTATGCTTCAAAGTCTGCCAAATCGTGGAATTTAGCAAAAACCATTGTGTCGGGAGACTATGCAAATGCGGAGCAAATCAGAGGAGTGTCTGCTCAGTTAGATAGCGCTAAAGCAATATTTACTGAGCAAATCCGCACCAATGTTACCAAAACGGAGGCGGTTACTCAGCAAATTACAGACCTATCTGCTCAAATGGTAGGCGGCTACACAGGTAATGACCTAAACCAAGTAACAAGTGGATTGTTACATCAAGAACGCCAAGCAAGAACCACGGCTTATGAGGGTCTGGTTGAGCAGATTAGCCTTTTAAGTGCTGGTGTTGGTGAGCAATTTGACCCATTTGAGATTTGGCATTTTAACAACGATGCCGAAAATTGGACAGGTGGCACGTACAATAGTGGTTACATTAATGCACGTACTAACAAACTACAAAGCCCTGCTGTGAGTATCAACGGCAACGCTTATCACCATATTAAATTGCGAGTCGAAAAAGTTGGCAGTCCGACGTGGTCTGGTCTTGTTGAGTGGGCTGGTGGTAATGCGACGATTAGTGAGCCTGTGTTTGTTGATAATATCGGCCTAGCTGATCTAAATGTCACTTGGTCAGGAGTTATCTCAAGCTTTAGTATTAAAGTTGCTCAAAGCGCTGACAATCTAAACTATTATAAAGTTGATTGGATGGCTGTGGGGCGCCCAAGCCCAGGTGCCTCTTACTCAGCTCTATTAGACGAGCAGCGCACCCGCGCCAGTGCTGACGAAGCATTGACTCAGTCTATACAGCAGCTTAATAGCGACTTAAATACTAAGACATCACAGCTATCATCTGCTATTAATCAGCAACTGCAGACAATCACTGATCAGCAGTCAACTCAAGCTGAACAGTTGAACCAACTGAGCAGCAACATCAGTACTGTCGATAGCAGTCTGTCATCTCGCATAACTCAGCTTAACAATACATTGTCAAGCGAGCAGTCATCGCAAGCAACTCAGATTAACGAGTTAAGCGCTCAAATTGATTTGCGTTATGCTGACAAAAATAGATATGCAAGCAAAAATAGGTCAATACAGCGTACCACTGCTATTGCTCTAGTGCAGGCTGACTACGCTCAGAATCAGCGCATCACAGAGATACAATCTGACTTTGCAAACAGTACGGCTAGCATCTTTGAATCGCTAACAACACTGTCAGCAAAAGATAGTGCATTAGCTGAGTCGTTAAGCAATCTGTCAACTAGCGTAGACAGTAACGCATCATCTATCAATGCAAGGCTACAGACATTAAGCAATGATAGCAGCTCGCAGGCCAGTCAATTAACGCAATTGTCTGCTCAGAGTCAAGCTACAAAAAACAGAGCTGAGAATGCTCACGAGCGTATTGATACAACCAATCAGCAGCTGGATAGTGCGAAATCTGCTATTACGAAAAATAGCGCAGCAATACAGTCTGAGTCGCAAGTTAGATCAGGCGAAGACGCTGCACTATCATCACGTATAGATATTATGTCTAGTACTGTTGGCAATAACACAGCAGCGATACAAGCTGAGCAGAAAGCCAGAGCTAATGCAGATAGCGCGCTATCACAGCAAATTAACACAGTGCAATCATCTACTGCTACGGCTCAGGCAACGGCTGAGCGAGCTATTGCAGATGCTCAGTCTAAAGCAGCGGCAGCAGAAAAAGCAGCTAAAGACTATGCTCTAGCACAAGCAAAGGCTGAAGCAGATGCAGCCAAGGCAGCGGCGTCTAGCGATGCAAGCGACAAAGCCGCAGCAGCAGAAAGTGCAGCAAAAGAAGCAGCAGCTCTTGATGCTAAGAATAAAGCGGACGCAGCACTAGCAGCAGCTAAAGATGACGCCACAACAAAAGCAAATGCAGCTAAAGATTTGGCTAATGCGGCGCAAAATGCAGCCAATGCGGCAGCGACAGCAGCAGGCAATAAAGGCGAGATTATCTATCAATCGCAAACACCTGCTGCAAGTAAACGGTTGGCTCAAAACCTATGGATTGACACAACAGGAGGTAAAAACACCCCCAAGCGCTGGGATGGAAGTTCTTGGGTAGCGGTTACGGACAAGGCAGCGATAGACGCTCAGAATGCAGCTAACGAAGCTCAATCAACGGCAGATGAAGCATTAGGCAAAGCAAATACAGCAACATCTAACATTGCTACGATTAAGACAGAGTTGACAACAACAACGTCAAAAACCAATGCTACAGCTAATCAGGTTACGACGATACAAACAACTGTTAACGGCCACACATCATCAATACAAACGCAGCAAACGAGCATCAATGGCTTGTCAGCTCAATCTGTATTAACGCTCGATGTTAACGGCTATATTACAGGGGTTGGTAGTTATAACGACGGCAAAAAAGGTAGCTTTGCAATTAGAGCTGACGAGTTTTGGATCGCATCCCCAGATAATAAGTCCAAAGTTAGACCCTTAGTCTATTATCCAAGTTCAACCACTATTAATGGGGTTACGGTACCAAGTGGGTTGTATTTAGACGGTAACTTGCTTGCTACAGGTACAATCACCGGCGATAAAATCAGGGTAAACACCGAAATTAATGCCCCAGTTATTAAAGGCGGCCAAATTAACATCAATGATAAGTTTATTGTTGACTCTTTAGGAAACGTCACTGCTAAGAATGGTACGTTTGAGGGTGATGTTAGATTAAAGAATGGTCAAGTTGACACGTTGCAAATTGCGGGCAATGCAATCACAACATCTAGGGTGCAATACACTGAAAATAGTGTAACCACTGTAGGTACTAACCCTATAGAGATTAATAGTGTAACTATTGATAGTGCGGGCGGTAGTGTTGCTATAAGTTGTAACTTTGAAAATATTTATGTGGCAGATGCCTCTTCAGGGGATTCTGTAACCATTAAAGTATGGAGAAGCGGGTTAAGCACTCCTTTACGAAGTGTGGTTTTTAACTCTCTATCTGAAGTTGCGGGAACTGAAGAATATGAGTATGGTTCAGCAAATAACACCAATTGGAGGACTAGGTTAGTTTGGAGGCATTACCTTTCCTATCAATTTGTAACTATTGCAAATTTTATTGATTACCCACCCAATGGAGAGGTTAGATACTACATTACAGCAGAAGCTACGGGTACACGCTCTTTAACTATATCGGGGCGTAGTTTAACTTTGTTTGGAGCTAAACGATGAATACAATTCTATATGTCTATGAAAAAAATACTGGTAAGTTGAGGTATCAAGATTCTGGAGATATTGATTATATAATTAAAGATATGCCAGACGATTGTGACTTCACACTTACTCCCTACCCATTCGATAGGGTGGGCTACAAATGGAACGGCTCAGAATGGGTCAAAGTCGAAACTAACTAACCACCTTCGGGTGGTTTTTTATTATCAAAATTTAGGAGAGACAGATACAATGCCAAATAACACACCCTTCTGGGATATCATTTTATTAAAGCTTTTGGCATTCTTGCCCAAAGTTTTTGCAGCAGTCATCGGTGCAATATTGGGATTAATGCTAAGCGGAGACATTGGTAGAGACGGGAAGATACAAGTGAATATCTCTGTTATCGTTAAGTTTACGATAGCAGTGACAATCAGTCTGTACGGAGGCGAAGCGTCTATTGAATACTATAAGCTAGAAACATACAGCGTGATGACACACGGGTTTGTTATGTTGTTATGGGCCGTCTTTGGCATGTTAGCTATTGGCATTGTTTATCAGTCTGTAGCATTGATGCAAGGCAAG